ATATAGTCTTAGATACACCAAATAACCCTGCATAAAAATAAAATTATGATATATACAACACCACTAACAACATTATTAGCTGAAGTAGATGCAGAGGGAAACCCTGTGTGCGACTTTTCTCAAATAGTAGAAGATTCAGCAGAAACTGTTAGAAAGTCAGTAGATGGTACATTATTTATTGCTAAATTTGAGGGCGATACTCCAACTTTTTTAGATGGATTAGACCAATATACTCACGAGGAAATCCTAGCAATAGTACATACTGCTGCTTGGACACCTGAACAAGAATAAAATAAAATATGGAAAATATACTAAGTGTAGATTTGTCAAGTTCAACCAGTCCTGTTATTGAAGAAGTAAGGGGTAGAGATTATATTGAGTACGGAACAGAAGAATGGAAAAACTTATATCCTCAATTTTTAATAGACCTTTACTATAACAGTTCTACTCACGCAGCAATTATTAATGCTACTGCAGAAATGATTGCAGGAGATGATATAGTAATAGATGATGAAGAAGAAGAACAAAGAAATAACTTAGACAGGTTGATTAAATTAAAAAACTTTTTTTATCATGCAAACGGAAAAGAAACTTTACACGAAATAATTAAAAAAATTAGTTTTGACTTTAAACTACAAGGTGCTTTTGCTTTGCATATTATATGGAATAAAGCTAAGACAGAAATTGTAGAATTGTATCACGTTCCTGTTGAGAGGGTACGAGCAGCAAAACCTAATGCTATGGGTGTTGTAGATACTTATTATGTATCAGCAGATTGGAGTAATACTAGACAAAACAGACCTACACCGATTCCTGCTTTTGATACTAATGATAGAACAAATCCTAGTCAATTACTTTATAGTGGTTTATATAGTCCTAACATGGACATTTATCATACACCTGATTATATAGCTGCTAACAATTGGGCTTTAGTAGACCAAAGAGTAGCAGAGTTTCATCTAAACAACATAAGTAATGGATTTTCAGGCAGTTATATGGTCAATTTTTCTAATGGGGTACCGACACAAGAGGAAAGATTACAGATAGAACGTAGCTTGACAGACAAGTTTACTTCAGCTAGTAATAGTGGTAAATTTGTATTGACATTCTCAGATGATAAAACAAGAACACCTGAAATATTTCCTATATCAGTTAGTAATGCTGACAAACAGTACCTAGCTTTACAAGAACTCTTGGTACAGAATATACTTACAGGACATAGAGTAACAAGTCCTATTTTATGTGGAATTAAATCTGATACAGGTTTAGGAAATAATGCAGAAGAATTAATGAATGCTGCAGATTTTTATCTAAATACAGTAATAAAACCATTTCAACAACATATTATTAAAGTATTAGCAAAAATATTTAAGATTAACAATATGGATTTACCTATTTCATTTGTTCAACTTAAACCTATTACATCTAAGTTTACTATAGATGATATGAGAGCAGTTATGACACAAGATGAAATAAGAGAAGAACTAGGGTTACCTGAATTAGAAAAAGAAGAAGTTGTAGAAGAAGATGACTTTGAAAAAGTAGGAATGATAGATGGTAAACCTGTATTTGATACTAAAGAAGAAGCAGAAAAACAAGCAAAAAAACTTGGGTGTAATGGTTATCACGAACACGAATATGAAGGTAAAACAGTTTATATGGCTTGTGAATCACACGAAGAAATGCTTAATCTAGAAAAAACTGTTTTAGATACTTTTTTAGATACTATGGAAGATATTCCTGATGGTTGGGAATTAATACACGAAGAAGAAGTAGATGGAGAACACAGAGATTTTGATTATGAAACTGAGTTAAATAACATAAGCAATACAGAATTAGCTACAACAGGAAGAGCAAATCCTGATGCTCGTAGTAGTCAAGATGGATTAAATAAATCCAAAACTGCTTTTTATAAAGTAAGATATGTATATGCTAATGATAATTTTTTAGAAAATAAATCAGATACACATAGAGAATTTTGTACTAAAATGATGAAAGCTAAAAAGATTTATAGAAAAGAAGATATTGCTAAAATGTCTAAAATAGGTGTAAATCCAGGTTTTGGTATAGGTGGTGCTAAGAATTATGATATTTTTCTCTACAAAGGAGGTCCTCAATGTTTTCATTTTTGGTTGAGACAAGTCTATAAAGCACCAAAGACAGATGAAAACTATGTTTATTACCCTGATAAAATACAGGATGATAAAATGATTGGATATACTGAAGCTAGAAAAGAAGGTTTTACTGCACAAAAAAATGACAATCTTGTAGCAATACCACCAAGAAAAATGAAAAATAACGGATATTATAAATAAAAACTATGGCTGGATATGTACTATTCATAAGCGAAGATAAACTTAAAGATTCAACTGCAATCAATATGAATGTAGATGTAAATTTCTTATTACCGTATGTAAAAATCGCACAAAAAAAATATGTAGAAACTAAACTTGGAACAAATTTATTTGTAGCGATACAAGGAATGATTAGTGGTGGTACTATTGGTAATGTAGGAAATGCTAATTACAAGACACTATTAGATGATTATGTAGCAGACATGTTAGTTCACTATGCTTTTTATGAAGTTTTACCTTTTTTAAGATATAAAGTGCAAAACAATAATGTAGTTTCTAAAACTGCTGAAAATTCCACTACTTTGTCTAGAGAAGAAGCACAAGACTTACGTTCTGAAATTTCAAATACAGCACAATTTTATACAGAAAGATTAGTAGATTATCTTTGTAACAATAGTAGTTTGTTTCCTGAATACTCTACAAATAGTGGTGCAGATGTTACACCAAATTCCAATGCTTATTATCAAGGAATGAATCTAGAGAAAAATTATGGACAAGATAATAGAATAACAATAAAAGATTTTTTAGATACTACATATAATTAATGAAAAAACATTATAAAGTAAAAGAAGTAAATAAAACAAAATTAAAATCATATTTGACAAATGCCAATACAAAAAACAGTTCAAGACACTCTAGAAATAGCAGCAGTAAACGGAACAGTATTAAGTGTAACAACATTCACTAATATAGAAATAGCATTAAAAATAATTTTGTTAGTCGTTTCAATAGCTTATACTATAGACAAATGGTATAATCAAAAAAAAAGAAATTCAAAAAAATAATTTTGAAGCATTTTAAAATATCTGAATTTGATAGTCCTGATTTAATTGGTAGTGGTCAAAAAATGGATAAAGTCTTTTTAAAACTCTTAGACCAAGCTAGAGATAAAGCAGGAGTTCCTTTTAAAATTTTAAGTGGTTACAGAACAATAGAACATAATTTATTAGTAAAAGGGAAAAATAATTCTAGCCATCAATTTGGTTTAGCAGCCGATATATATTTTCCTGAAAGTTCTCGAGAAAGGTTTTTAATTATTAGTGCTTTATTAGAAGTAGGTCTTAATAGATTAGGTATTAACTTTAAAAGAAAATTTGTACACGTAGATATGGATAGAAGTAAAGATGAAAATGTCTTATGGACATACAATTATTAATTAAAACAATAAAAATGAAAAATTGGTTAATTTTAACTATGCTCAAATCAAAAAAAGTATGGTTTACAATATCAGCTATAGTTGTGCCTTTTATAGCTAGAAGTTTAGATGTAGATGAAGTTCATGTTAGCGAGATATTTTGGGCTTTAGTTGGTTTAACAGGCGCACAAGGTTTAGCTGATAGTGGAAAGAAGTAATAGATACAGATTAAAACCTAATGAGATAAAGGTCATACAAAAACTGCGAGAGCAAGAAGTCAGTAACGTATTAGTAATAGGAGATTTGCACGAACCTTTTTGTCTTGACTTTTATCTTGATTGGTGTTTAGAACAGTATGACACCTATAATTGCACAGAGGTAGTGTTTATAGGCGATGTAATAGACAATCACTATTCAAGCTACCACGAAACCTCTGCTGATGGAATGGGTGGCTTAGATGAACTAGAATTAGCTATTAAACGTATATCAAGATGGTATAGTGCTTTTGAAAAAGCAACAGTCATTATTGGTAATCACGATAGAATTATAATGAGAAAGGCACAAACAAGTGCAATCCCTAGTAAGTGGATTAAATCTTACAAAGAAGTTCTTGAAGTTCCTAATTGGAACTTTGTAGAAAGATACGAATTAAACAATGTGCAGTATATTCATGGAGAAGGTGGTACTGCAAGAACAAAATGTAGAGCAGATATGATGAATACTGTTCAAGGACATTTACATACACAATGTTATACAGAACACTATGTTGGGAAGAATTTTAGAGTATTTGGAACACAAGTTGGCTGTGGTATAAATCACAAGTCGTATGCTATGGCTTACGCAAAATATGGTAAAAGACCTGCTGTTGGTTGTGCAGTTATCCTAAATAATGGACAAACTCCATTAAATCTTTTAATGCCTTTATAATCTAGTAAAACCTTTTTATTTTTCTTTTTTGTTAAATATTCTGTTAAAATAGTTGTTAATTAGATTATTTTTAGTATATTTGTATTACAAAAGGGGGTAAAAGAATATAAACCAAGCAATCCAACCTACAGAGAAAGCAGCAGTTTAAGAAATCAAAACTCCCCCTTTTTTAATAAAAACAAAAACTATGAAACCAATGAGAATAAAAAAAATACAAGCAACAAAAAAACCTACATATAATCAATGGATAAAACACCTAAAAGATTATCAAGTAGAAGTCGGTAACCTTAAAATATATAAATTAAATGGATAGAATACCTAAACCTACCCCATTAACTACCGAAGAATTAGTTGAATTGAAAAAGCAACAAGAAATAGAAAGGCAAAAAAGACTATTAACTTATGATGATAGAATTGTACAAGCTAAGTTAGTTTACTACAAAGGCACTATCGCTTCAGCAGAAAATGATTATACTTTAAACCAAAAGTTTGCAGATATAAAATCAGGTTGGAATTCTGTTATAATGGTTGGTACAGAAAGACAGATGTGTACAGATGATACAATATATAATATAACAGGAACTTATTCATATAATTTAACGGAAGATATGTTAAAAGAATATGAAGCTAATAACAAAAACTTAATAATAATATGAAACAGACAGTATTAATATGGGAATTTCAAAATTGGTTTGAAAAACATAGACCAAACAATTTTAGCAGAGCAGGACTAACTGCTTTATGGGAATATTTAGAAGAATATGAAGAAAGTACAGGCGAAGAAATAGATTTTGATCCTATAGCTTTGTGTTGCGAATACACAGAATACAATAATATTGATGATTTTCATTTAGATTATGATTCAGAAACATATCCTGATACAGATACTATTATGGATTACACAAATATTTATTGTTTTGGTACAGAATCTTTTATAATACAAAACTTTTAATATGAAATATAAAAGATTACACGAATTAAATACTTTTCAATGTGTAGACAATGAATTGTATTTAGCAGGAAAAGATGAATATGGGAAAGATTTTACAATAGTATTTGATGCTTTTAATTTTCTAGAATGGATAGATAAAGAGCAGATACAATACATAAAAAAACAAACAATTAAATACATAAAACAAAAATGAAAACAGATTTAATAAAGGAAAAGTACAACAAGTACAATTTAGAACCTAGTGATGTATTTAAACATCAACACTACATAATTATAACTAGAAGTGGTATAGAAAAAATACAGGCACAGGAAAAAATTACTATGGACTTTCAAGTTATAAAATGTGAAAAAGACTTTGCAGTTGTTAAAGCCATTGCAAATAAAAAAGATACTTTAATAGAAACCTTTGGTAGTGCTTTAAAAGGAGATTATAAAAATGGTAATTGTAATACTTGGTATGTTATGGAGATGGCAGAAAAAAGGGCTATGTCTAGGGCAGTACTTAAATTGACAGGTTTCTATGAGTTAGGAGTATTTGGAGAAGATGAAAGTGAAGAATTTAAAAAAAATTAATAAATAAATAAATAAATAAAATTATGAGAGAAAAATATGTTTTAATATATAACGGAAAAGAAATAGATAGAACTACTCACCTTAATACTGCTAAGAGATTGCGAAGGGAATACCAATTAGCTTTTAAAGGAATAGTACAAATAGAAGAAATAGAAAAAGAAAACCCAAATTGGATAGAAAAATTTTAAAAACTAATAAATAATAATAAATAAATAAATATGAATATAGATGGTAAATTAGTAAAAATACTACAACAAGAAACAGGAGTTTCTAAAGCAAATAAAGAATGGAAAAAGCAATCTATTGTATTAGAACAAGATGTTGAATATAATAAAGAAGTTGTTATTACATATTTTGGAGATAATATTAGAAAACTACAATCAATTAAATTAGGAGATAATTTAAGTTGTAATGTAAATATTTCTTCAAGAGAATATAATGGTAAATATTATCATAATATAGATGGTTGGGCTTGTGGAATAGCAAATGGTAATAAAATTAAATCCACAGAAGAAAATTTAGAACATAAAACAGAAGATGATTTACCATTTTAATAATGACAGATAGAGAAAAATTTCAAACTATATGCGACCTTACTACAAATTTAGTAGGGTTGCATCAAGGTGCTTTAGCTGATAAAACTAGGAAGGAAACTATTCATGTTCCTAGAATGGTAGCATCTGTAGTGGGTAGATTGTTTAATGATATACACCCCACAGTTATAGCTAATGTTATTTGTAGAGATAGGACATCTGTTTTATATTATACTAAATCACATACATATAATTACGCAACATTTCCTAAGTACAGGGAAATTTTTAATACAGTTTATTATGCTTATTCAGAACTCAAAAAAAGTAAAAAGATTTTTCATTCTGTTAAAGAAATGAGAATGTTTATTGTAAGTACAGGAGTTAAGATAAATTTAAAAAACCCTAATGTTTATATTTTGGTTAAATCAAAAAGTGTTATTTTTAAAGTACAAACAGATTATTTACATTGTTCTGAAAATATTACAATATTAAAAGATGCTTTAAAAGATTACGATTATTCCTTAGAAATAAAAACAATATGAAAGAATTACTAAGCAGTACAGCATTTCTTATAGTTAATAAAGAACTTGCTAGGAATATAGGTTTGAAAGAAACAGTTTTGTTAGCAGATTTAATAAGTAAAGAACAATACTTTATAAATAATGGTATGACTAATGGATGGTTTTTTAATACAGAAGCTAATATACAGAAGGATACAACTCTTACCCCTTATCAGCAGAGAAATGCTCTTAAAAGTCTTAAAAAGCATCAAATAATAGAAACAAAACGTATGGGTATACCTGCTAAGAAATTCTTTAAAATAAATGAAGAACAAGTTGTCAAGTTTCTTAACAACAAGCCCTTAACAAACTTAACTTCTATTAATAAGAATAAAGAAATAATATTAAATAATAAATTATCTATAAAGGAAAAATTTATTAGTCAGGTTATGTATTTTGATTACCCTAAAGAAATGAAACAAGACTTTATTGATTATTGGACAGAGGGTAAAAACAAAATGAGATTTCAAAAACAAGCTACATTTGAAATAAAACTAAGATTAGAAAGATGGTTAAAAAATTCTTTAAAATGGGATAGTCCTAAAAATAAAACTACATCAAAATTAGATTCACAGATAAGCGAATGGGAAAAAGCAAAGAAATATATAGAAAAAATACAATAGAACTAAATGACTATTTTGCATATAGTGGAAAAATAGAAATAGATGGTAAGTTTGTAAAAGCAAATAGTAATTTAACATATGAAGAAAAAGCTATTATAAAAAACGATATGAATAAGTATAAATTAAAAAATTATAATGAAAACATTACAAGAAGAAAACCTTAAAGAATTAACCAAAAAAATAGTAGACTTGGTAGCTAAAACATCAGTCGAGTTAGGTCATAGAGCAGATGGAAAAACAATGGGTTCACTATCACAAATATTTGCACAAGATTTACAAAAAGAAAACAGATTCAGGCGAATGACATTTAATCAAATAGAGGATGCTTTTCATATAGGTGTCAGATATTGTACGTTTGAACCTTTTTTAAATATTAAAACTTTTTTTAGATGGATTATAGAACATAAGAAAAAAGTAAATGATGCTTATTACCAAGTCCATACACTAAACCAAAAACCTAACCAAGTTCCTTATTATCAGGAACCATTAAAATTATTAATAACAAATGAAAACAATAAAAATAACTAAAGAAGAAATTAAAACAGGTAAAGATGCTATTAAATGGCACCTTAAAAATTATGGTCATATAACAAGTTTAGAAGCAATAAAAGAATATGGAGTAACTAGACTTGCTAGTATTATATTTTATTTAAAAGAAGAAGGTTATATTATACATAGTACTGATTTACAAAAGACTACAAGATTTGGAAGAACAACTACCATATCTAAATATTTATATTTTAAACCTAAACCTGTATTTGAACAAAAACTTATATGGGGATAAAAAAACCTGTAAGCAAACTAAAAAAAGATTTGGACAGTTGGTTTTCTAAGTACATAAGACTAAGGGAATCAAATGATTATGGAATGGCTCAATGTTTTACTTGTGGTAAGGTTGATTATTACAAGAAGTTACAAAACGGACACTTTCAATCTCGTAGACATCATTACACTAGGTGGAATGAAACTAACTGTCAGGTACAATGTGTTAAGTGTAATATGTTTAAACAAGGAGAACAATATAAATTTGGTTTGAACTTAGATGCTAAATATGGTTTAGGTACTGCCGAAGAATTAGAATTAATTTCAAAGCAAAATATTAAGATGACTAGGGTAGATTATGTAGAACAAATAATTTATTACAAAAATCTTGTTCATAACTTAATAAAAGAAAAAAATCTAGAATAAAATATTTTTTATATTTGGGATATGATTAAACCCATATTTGCAAATACTATGCATCAAATAATTGTTAATGATTATTTGAATCTTATGATGTCTTTTACTAAAGAAATATCTACAAAAACAAAATATCAAAATTTAACAGAAGTTCTAGAATTAATAATTGAATATCATAATAGTTACGGAAAAGATGTAACTATAGGTAATTGGAATGATTGGTTGATGGTTATACCAATTAATTCTTCAGTAATGATTAATGGATATTTTGCAGGAATAGCCACAAAAAATAATTTAAAAACAATTAAATCGTATAAACTTTTATTAGACAATAGTTTAGAATTGTTGGTAAAGGATTTAAAAGACATTAAATATAATAATGAATAAAATTTATCAAGCAGTAGCAGATTGTAGAAAGACATTTATAAAAATGTCCTACACTTTTACGCAAGATATTAATGAAATAGAAGAAGTAGTTCAAGAATTAATGTTGTATTTTTTGCAAATGAATCCAGAAACATTAAAATCTATATATAAAAAAGATGGAACTAAAGGTATAATTAGCTATGGTTCTGTGGTATTAAAAAGAAGTTATACATCTGTACGTTCTCCTTATTATTATAAATATAAAAAATATTACAAACATATAGATTCACATTCTAGTCATGTAACTTACGAATATATTTATGATGATGAAGAAACAGCACATCCAAAACATTTGTATAATATACCTAACCCTAAAGAATACAAACAATGGATTAAACTTGAAGATATAGATAAAGCATTGGATAATTTTTATTGGTACGATAGGGATGTATTTAAACTTTATTATTACGAGGGAAATACTTTAACAGGATTAGCAAAAAAAACAGGTATAAGCAGAAACAGTTTGTTTACGACTATAGACAAAGTAAGGGAACAACTAAAAGACTTATTAGATGAATAAGTTTTTTGTAAGTGATAAAATTTATAAAAACAGACTAAATATCTGTAAGGGTTGTGAATATTATTTTAGACCGACAGGAAGCTGTAAAGTATGTTTATGTTTTATGTCTATCAAAGCAAGAATTAGTTTAATGGAATGTCCACAGAAGTATTGGTTAAAAACTAAAGAACTTGAACAACCTGAAGGAATACCCGATGAACTAATAGAAGAAATATTATTGATATGGAAAGATATAAAAACAGGAATAGCAAAAAATCAAGCAGTTAAAAAAAGAATGATAACATTATTTAATACAATTTACGGAAGTAACTATGATACAGGAACAAGTTGTAGTACCTGCTTAAGTGATTGTTTTAAAGGAATAAAAAGAATATATGAAAAATACAAATAAGACACCAAACTATTATAAAGGTAAAGTCTATGGCTATAAAGCATTTGATATAATAGAAGATTTTGAATTAAATTATAATTGTGCAACTGCACTTACTTACATATTACGTTCAGATAAAAAGCATAATACACCTAATGAATGTTTGCAAAAAGCTATAAATCATTTAAGTAATGAACTAAATGTATTAGAAAAAAAGAAAAAAAAAATGTAAGAATAAGTCATATTTAATTAAATAAGGGAGGGTAGGCATACTGCCACAAAATAATATATTAAATGTTTTTATACTCTCCTTTATTTTTAAACTATAAACTATGTTAAAATATCAATGCAATAAATGTAAAATACAAAAAGAACTAAGCAAGGTAACTATGAAGGTTATAGATGGTAAAGTGATTAATCTTGAAACTGAATGTCCTAAATGTGGAGAATATATGCAAGAAATAAAAAAAACATTCGGTGGTTTTCCTTCACTTAAAAGAACTGAACCAACATTATCTAACAAAAAAGATAAATTATGGACAAGAGCAAAAGAAAGATTAAAATAAATATTAACAAATTCTATTATATAATATGAACAAAAATGAAATAATATTATTTTGGAGTACCTTTAACATAAAAACTGATAAAGATTATATAAATTGGATAAACAAAAAATTAAATATATCAGCATTTCATTTACTTACATTAACATCGCATATTAAATTAAAAAATAACACTACACTTTATTCATATCAAAAATTTAATGAAGGTCAAGTACCTAAAGGAATAAAAATTAAAGATGCTAATGATATATTTGATTCTAAAAAAGCATTTAATTCTTTAATAAATGGACATAGTATTGCGCATATTTCAGATGCAGTAAGATTAAATGTAGCATCTAAAAAAAATGGTATTGTAATGGATATGGATGCAATAGTTTTAAAAGAATTACCTAAATTAGATAGTTGGTATGCTTCTATGCCTGCAAAACTTACAGGAGGTATGGCTCCAAGATGGGGTGATTCTCACCCACCTTTAAAAATACATGATAATAGTTGGGATGGAAAAGCATTAGCTTCCTTTCCGATAAAGGTAAGTGATAAAACAAAAAAAGATATAGAAAATTTATCTATGAAAATTATGAAAACTTTAGCAGAACCTATAAAAAAAGGAAGTCTTGCTTGGAATTATGTTTTATGGTCAATAAAAGATATAATAAAAAATGATACAGAAGGAAAAGTTTTTAAACCTATTTATTTTTGTCCTTTACCAGCTTGGTTAAGAAAAGGTAATGGTTATTCTTTAGAATCTCCTACAAGATTAGATGGTACAACAGAATTGTTTGGGTACAAAATGCCATCTATAACAGATTTATTTATTAAATCTTTTGTAATACAACATTTTTTTGATAGTGCAGCACATAAACAAGGAGGATATGGAGTTACTTCAAATGAAAAAGAAAATAATGAAATAACATTTTTGAAAAATTTACATAGAAATTCTTTGTTAGGATTAGAAGCATATTTTGTAATAGGAAAAGATTGGCGTAAAACATTGATAGATAGAGCAATACAAATTAATAAATAAAAAATGAAACAACAAGTAAAAATAAATAAAGTAAAAGGTAATCCAAGTAACCCACGTATTATCAAGAACGATAAATTTTTAAAGTTAGTAAAATCAATTCAAGAGTTTCCTGAAATGTTAAAACTCAGACCAATAGTTGTAGATGAGGATATGGTTGTACTTGGTGGAAATATGAGATTAAAAGCAAGTAAAGCAGCAGGGCTAACAGATGTATGGGTAGAAATAGCTAAAGGACTTAGTGAAGAAAAAAAGAAAGAGTTTATTGTTAAAGATAATGTAGGATTTGGGGAGTGGGAATGGGATATGTTAGCTAATGAATGGGATAGTGTAGAACTTGCTGAATGGGGTTTAGATGTATGGGAAAATACAGATGATGTAAAAGAAGAAGAAGAAATGTTGTCTAGAAATATAAAAGCACCATCTTATGAACCTAAAAATGAAAAACCTAATGAAGCTGAATTATACAATGAAAATAAAACAAAAGAATTAATACAAAAAATAGGATTAGCAAATATAACTGAAGATGAAAAAGATTTTTTAATAAAAGCAGCTTATAGACATACAGTTTATAACTACCAAAATATAGCAGATTTTTATGCTCATTCTAATAAAGAAGTACAAGAATTAATGGAAGAATCAGCTTTGGTAATTATAGATTTACATGATGCTATTAGTAATGGATTTGTAACTTTAACTGAAAATATTAAAAAACTACATACAGAAGAATATGAATAAAGATTTAGCAGTTTTTATTATGGTTCACGGAAGACCAGAACGTATGAAAACATATCATACTTTGCGCAAACAAGGATATACAGGAAAAATATTTCTTGTAGCCGATAATTTAGATGAAACACGAGAAAAGTATAAAGAAATATATAAAGATGAAGTTTTAGTATTTGATAAAAAGAAAGCAGCAAAAGAAGTAGATTCAGGAGATAATAGTGGAGACCTTAGAAGCACTTTATATTCTGCTAATACTATTCCTAGACTAGCAAAAGAACTAGGTTATAAATACTTTTTTATAATGTGTGATGATTATGATACATTGAATTATAAGTTTGATAGTCAATTAAAATATAAATCAAAAAAGGTAAAAAATCTAGATAAATTATTTACTTATTTTTTAGAATTTTATAAATCAATACCTGCTAAATCTATTGCTTTTGCACAGGGTGGAGATTTTATAGGTGGAGAAAATAGTCAGTTAGTTAAACAATTTAAAATGAAAAGAAAAGCAATGAACACTTTTCTATGTAGTACAGAAAGACCTTTTAAATTCTTAGGTAGATTAAATGAAGATGTAACAACATACGTTAGACTAGGAAGTACAGGTGATTTATTTCTTACAATACCAAATGCTATGATAAATCAAGCAACTACAATGCAAGTAAAAGGTGGACTTACAGATGTATATTTAGAATATGGTACTTATGTTAAATCATTTATGTCAGTAATGTATAATCCTTCTTGTATTAAAATATATCAATTAGGACATACTCATAAAAGAATACATCATAGAATAAATTGGAACAAAGCAGTACCAAAAATATTAAAAGAAAATATTAAAAAGTAATGGACAAAAGTAGACACATAAAAAAGGAATCAATATTAGAAGCATTAGAAAAGTCATTAGGTGTAGTAACAGTAGCTTGTAAACAGGCAGATGTTCCACGTTCAACATATTACAAATGGTTAAACGAAGATGAAGAATTTGCAAAGGCAGTTAAAGATATTGAAAACATAGCATTAGACTTTGGAGAAAGTCAATTACACAAGCAGATAGGAGATGGAAATACTTCGGCAACTATATTCTTTCTAAAAACTAAGGGTAAGAAAAGAGGATATGTAGAAAGGTCAGAATTAGATTTAACTTCAGGAGATGAACCAATTAAAATTAATGTAAATATCAAAGGAGTTGAATATTGATACAGAATTTACAACAACACAATCAGAAGCAATAGAATACTTATTTGATAAAACTACTACGGAAGTTTTATTTGGTGGAGCAGCAGGTGGTGGAAAGTCTTGGGTGGGTTGTAGTTGGTTAATACTTATGTGTTTAAAATATCCAAAGACTAGGTACTTAATGGGTAGGTCTAAGTTAGACAGTTTGAAAAAGACTACCTTAAATACATTTTTAGAAGTATGTGAAACGTGGGGTTTAAAAGCTAACAAACATTATAATTTTAATGGTGGTTCTAATATTATAAAATTTTATAATAAGTCAGAGATATTATTAAAAGATTTATTTCTTTATCCATCAGATAGGAACTTTGATAATTTAGGTTCATTAGAAATAACAGGTGCATTTATAGATGAAGCAAATCAAATAACAGAAAAAGCCAAGAACATAGTAGCATCAAGATTACGATATAAGTTAGATGAATATAATTTAATCCCAAAGATGTTAATGACTTGTAACCCTGCTAAAAATTGGGTATACACTCAATATTACAGACCATCAAAAGAAGGAAAGCAAAAACCATATAGAAAATTTATACAAAGTTTAGTAGATGATAATGAATTTATTTCTAAATATTACAAAACACAATTAGAAACATTAGATGAATTAAGTAAACAAAGATTACTATTTGGTAATTGGGAATATGATGCTACAAACGATAATTTAATACATTATGATGCTATTTTAAATTTATTTAATCAAAAAGGAATTAATGGTGATAAATACATAAGCTGTGATGTAGCACGTTTTGGAAGCGATAAGACAGTTATAATGTATTGGGAAGGGTTACATATTAAAAAAATAAGAAGTATCCTTAAATCGGCTGTAAATGAGGTTGTAGACGAGATTAGATTATTACAACAACAAAACAATGTTAGATTAACAAATATTATAGTTGATGAAGATGGAGTAGGTGGAGGTGTAAAAGATTATATGAGATGTAGGGGATTTGTAAATAATTCAAGACCAATAAAAGGAGAAAACTACCAAAACTTAAAAACGCAATGCTTTTATAAACTAGCCGACTTAGTAAATACTGCACAAATTGGTATAGATTGTCCTGATGTTAATGTTAAAAATCAAATTATAGAAGAATTGGAGCAAGTAAGAACAAAAGATGCAGATAAAGATAATAAATTACAAATAATTCCTAAAGATATTGTAAAGGATATTATAGGTCGTTCTCCTGATTATGCAGATGCTTTATCTATGAGAATGTTTTTTGAAATAGATGGTAATTATGGTAAATATTTTGTGCAATAAAAAAGGTGTTATTACTAAATTAGAATAAATAACCACAAATATAATATGAATAGCAATAACACCTTTAATAACAAAAACGTTATGAAAACGAGAACAAAGTTAGCAATTTTAAACTAAAAAACAACAAATTCTATTATATAATATGCGATTGAAAATAAATAAAGATGGTAAAGAGAGTGTTTACACTATGATTAATAGTTGGAATGATGTTACTCTTAATAAATGGATAAGACTTATAAGCAAAAAAGAAAAAACCAAAACAGAAGAAGCATTAGAAACAATTAGTGTATTATCCGATATACCTAAAAAAATAATTAAAGAACTATCTATTAATGATATAGCTTTAATAATGAAAAAGTTGGCTATATTACAAGAAAGTGCTAACAATAAATTAAAAAGAATAATTGAAATAGATGGTGTAGAATATGGATTTCATCCTAATTTAGAAGAAATTACATTAGGAGAGTATGCTGATATTGAAACATATTTAAAAAATGGTGTAGAAGATAATTTACCAAAATTAATGGCTGTACTTTATAGAAAAATTACAGATAAATCAGGTAAAAATTATTCTATTGAAGCATACGGATTAAGTGATTTGAGAATGAGAGCAGAAAAATTTAAAAAGATGAAAGCAGAAAATGTAAATAGTTCTTTGGTTTTTTTTTGGACTTTCGTAAAAGAACTGTCGATAATTTTGCAGCAGTATTTAATGGAACAGAATCAGATAATGTTGAAAAAAATGCAGGAGAACAATTTGCAAACAAGTGGGGATGGTTTGGAGTAATGTATAAATTAACTAACGGAGAAATAATTAATTTGGAAAGAATAACTAATTTAAGTTTATATGAGTGCCTGACTTGGCTAACTTATGAAACAGATTTAAATGAAACTAAAGCAGTACAAAAATGACATATTTTAAAGATTACAACAACACAATAGATACCTTAAAAAAATTAGGGGAACAACACTATCAAATACAAACTGTAGCTACAGGAGATATATGGGAGATTGATTTGGAAAAAAATACAATGTTTCCTTTAATGCATATAAATCCTGTTAATGCAATAGCAGGTACACATCAAATGACTTTAAACTTTCAAATATTTATTATGGATTTAGTTTTTCCAGACCAATCAAATGAACAAGAAGTATTATCAGATTGTTTACAGATATGTAATGACTTTATAGGAACATTTAAAAATGGAGAAAGTTTGTTATTATCTAATCAAGGTGTTAATGCTTTACCAAAATACTTTACAGAAGGAGATATAAATTTAGAACCTTTTACAGAAAGGTTTGACAGTTCAGTAACAGGTTGGGTATTTACCTTACCAATAATAATAGAAAATGAATATAACACTTGTATAGCACCTCAATCAACAACGGATGCAATACAATGATTGAGATACTAAAGAGATTAAATACGATAAAGATAGGTAAACTAATAATTAAAATAATACCACCAAAAATAACAATTAAAATATAAAATATGGCAGACTTAACAACAACCATCAGCGAATCCGTAGTCTTGAATGGAAGCGTAAGGGGTTCAACAAACACAGTAACAACAACAGGAATTAATAATGCTTATGAAAGAATAGTTACTTGTACTATAGCACAAACTACTTTTTTAGCAGCTTTTAATTCTGATTCTTTTGGTTCAGTAGTTCAAATAGACAGACAAGATGTTAGATACATTAGAATAACTAATTTAGATGCTACAAACACTTTAGAATTAGCAGTAGTAGGGGATGCAACTTTATACCAAGTATTACTTAAAGCAGGTCAGTCGCATATATTATGTGCAGCAGAAGATGTTATGTTAGCAGAAGCAGACACTTCTCCTAGTTTTGGTACTATGGCTGATTTAATTAGCTTACAGGTTAATCCTGCTGCTACTTTAGATGTAGAGATATTTGTAGCTAGTGTATAATGAAAACATTAGAACGATACTTAGAATCTTTTGGTAAGTTCGTAATACAACAGTCTAGAAATCAACTTACTAGAAAGAAAAAAAACGTAACTAAAAGTTTGTATGATTCATTAAGATTTGAAGTTTCTATAACTAATCAAGGTTTTAGTGTTAAATTTTATATGGCTGATTTTGGAAAATTTGTAGATAAAGGAGTGTCAGGAAATAAAAAAATAAATGATTATATTACTTATGGTGGAAATACAGAACAAAGTCCGTTTCAATATACTACTAAAGGACCACCTATTGATATAATTTCTAAATGGATAGGAATGAGAGGAATAGCACCTAAAGGTTTAGGTAAAGCTAGGTCAAAAAAAACAGGTCAATATATTTCTCCATTTGCTTTTTTAGTTAGTAGAAAAATAAAAAGAGATGGAATTAAAGGTATAAGTTTTTTTCAAAGACCTTTAGGTTTGGGTTTAGCTAAACTACCTGAAGAAATTTTAACTTCAATAAAAGAAGAAATAACAAATAATATAAGAAAAATATAATGGCTTTAACAATAGAACAACAACCACTTTATAATACTTTACCTGTAGGACAGGATATTATGTTTACATTAAAAGAAGATGTAATAATTGCAACTAAATACAATGTTAAATTTGTAGCTTATGTTTATATAGATGATGGAGTTGGTTTATTTACTGTACCTGCTAATTTAGTTGCTACATTAAAAGTAACACCAAACAACAGGGGTGTAGGTATTTTTTCTTTAAATTCTATTTTAGAAAGTTATGTAGAGCCACAACAGGAAGGAGTAGATTTTGGTGGTTTTTCATTTAGTCAATTTCAGGGTGTTGATTATTCAGAAGAAAGCCCACATCCAATACATATAATTGATAAATTATCTTGTAATAAAAAAGTTGCTAAATATTTTCAAATAGGTTTCAATATTGAATATACAGATACATTAAATAGCACTATTGTAAATACATTACAAAGTAATCTTAATAGTGAACAGTATTTATTTTTTAATGGTGTTTTAGATGAAGATGATGTTTTAAAATTACAAAACAAAAATTATGGGTATAACTTAAATTTTAAAAAATTAGTTATGAATTCTAACCAATGTAATTTTTTAACTAATGCACCTACTACACAATATGCCAGATTAACAGATTATGGTACATTTTCTTTTCTTAACTTTTTAAATGTAAGTTCTAATAGTTTTCAAGTGGGTACTGATGATGCTACTATTAATATGGTAAAATATTTAAACATAACTTTATATAATAGTTCAGGTAGTATTTTAGGTAGTGTTATTGAATATCTATCAACAGGCGCAAATGGTGGTTGGAATATTAATAACAATTCAGCACATACAAGAATAATGTTTGCAGGAGTTTTTCCTGCTAATTTAGATGGTTGGAGTACAATATGGGATACACATAAAGCTAATGTAAGTCATTACACAATAGAAGCATTTGATGATGAAGATGAGCCAATAAGTCAAAAATATACTATTAATATTATAGGTAATCCTTGTAAGGGTTTTGAAGCAATACGACTTACTTGGTTGAATCAATATGGCACTTGGGATTATTATACATTTAATAAAAAATCAGTTAAATCATTACAAACAAAAAGAACATCATATACACAACAAAATGGAACTTGGGGTGGAAATACATTCAGAATTAATGGATATAAAGGTGGTAAGAAAAACTTTAGAGTAAATACAAAACAATTAATTACTGTAAATACAGATTTTTTGATTGAAAGTGAAGCAGTATGGTTTGAAAACTTAATAAATTCGACTGAAGTATATATGTTAAATGGATATGACACGTATTCTAATATTGCTAACTTTGGTATGATTAATAAATTTGTAACACCTGTTACATTAACTACATCAAATTATATTACTAAAACAAAAGCAAATGATAAATTAATTCAATATACATTTGACTTAGAAAAAACATATAATAAAAGAACACAAACAGTATAAATGTCAGTACAATTAATATTATACCCACAAAATTATCAGGGAGTTTATCAAACTACATCTGTACCTGTATTATCAGAATATGTTGCAGACCCATACTTTTTTTGGGTAAACACTTATAGCAGTTATGTAATACCTGGAGGAACATTATATAATGAATTACAAGCAGTAACTGCAGTACCACCAATACAAGCATGGCTTACTTGGAGAACATCAACAACAACTGCACCTTTAGGTAATGCAAATGGTTTAGTGTTTAGTTCAGGTTCAGCAGGAGTTTATCAAAAAGTAGAAAATTTAAATATAGGGGTTTTATATAATTTAGAAATTGAAGTAGCAACAGGTGGTGCAGGAAATATTGTCATTGGTAGTCCTTTTATTAATAATGCTTTAGGTGGTAGTGCAGCTTCAGGTGGATTATATGTTACGTTATCAACTGCTTCAGCTATTACACATACTGTAACTTTTACTGCTATACAAACAGAAGAAATATTAGTAATGGAATATAATGGTGCAGGTGGTTGTACTATAGCTAATGTAAGTATTACAGATGCAGTTAATCCACCATCACAAGGTTTTGGAGATATATTTGATGGTCAAGTTATTTGTGATATGTATGAAGAAGAAGATATACCCCTTACTTTGTCTATTGATAATTTCACTAAAGTAGCAGAAAAATCACAAAGTTATTCTAAGGACTTTAACCTTCCTGCAACAAAAAGAAATAATAAAATATTTAACCATTTGTTTGATGTAACAAGAACACAAGATGATGTTAATTTTAATCCTTATCGTAAAACAAAGTCAATATTAAAACAAGATGGTTACACTTTGTTTGAAGGGTATTTAAGATTAATAGATATAAACGATAATGAAGGAGAAGTCAGTTATAATGTTAGTTTGTTTAGTGAATCAGTAGCATTAAAAGACATATTAGAAAACAAAAAATTTAAAGATTTAAACTTAACAGAGTTAAATCACAATTATAATAAAACAAATATCAAACATAGTTGGTCTGATGCAGTAGGTATTACTTTAGATTTACCATTGCAAATAACTTCTAATGCTTATGACGCTGCTTTGGGAGTAAACAAAACTAATGTTTTAAAATATCCTTTTGTAAATTGGATAGGTGATTTCAATATAGACAACAACACAGGTAATATAATACTTAAAACATTTGAAGATGCTTTTAGACCATGGATACAATGTAAATATTTATTAGATGAAATATTTAAATCAACACCCTTTACTTATACATCTCAATTTCTAGATTCTCCTGACTTTACAGATTTATTTATGGACTTTAATTGGGGTGGAGGTAATGCACCTAATGACAGTAATCATATTGGGGAAGCAACAATGACTACATCAGGTGTTTTATTAACTACAACTTTTATTAATGTAAATTTTAATAGTAATACATTTACTCCTGAGTTTGGTTTTGATATGACTACAGACAAATTTACTGCAAGTGCATATAATACTACATATCAGTTTTCTTGGGCAGTAGCTTTTACAACAGTTGGTTCTACTACTGTAGCACAAGCACAATGGTTACATAAAAATAGTAGTGGTACTATATTAAACACTTATGGACCTTTTGGTACATTAGGTAATTCAAGTGGTGCAGGACTTTATAATGTAAGTGGTAATGTTACTGCAACTTTAAACACAGGGGATACATTAGAATTGCAAATAGCAGCAGGTGGTAATAATTCTATAAAAGTTATGGGCGCACATATTGATGGCTCTGTAACTCTTTTCAAAATGACTAATGCTACATTATTAAATACATTAAGAGGAGATTTAGGTCAATGGGAGTTTATTAAAGGTTTTATAAATATGTTTAATTTGGTTGTTTTAGAAGATAAAGAAAATCCTAATAATTTAATCATAGAAACTTATAATACTGTATTTTTTAAAGATGCTATAGGAACTACATTAGCATCAAGAAATATAACACACGATTGGACAGATAAAATAGATGAAACACAAATTAAATTAATTGCTTTAGAATTAAATTATAAAACTAATTTTAAATATGCTGAAGATGATGGAGATTATAATACAAAATATTATGGTAATGTAATTGGTGAACCTTATGGGGATTATGAACACTTAGCAAATAATAATACATCAAGTATATTTACAGGAGAAGAAGAAATATCTGCAACACCTTTTTCTGCAACACTTATTAGACCTGCATTAGATTACTTAAGTACATTTATAATACCTGCTATTTTTTCTTCAAATGATGAACAAACTGAATTTGAAAGTTTTGATAATAAACCTAGAATATTATATAAGGTTTCAGCCACACCTTATGCTTTTCAAAATGGAAGAACTTATTTTATACCTTCTCAAAATGGTACATCATCAGAAAATGCTACAGAATATTTAAGGTTTAGTCATACTAC